CATTACATCTCTTTTGAGGCAATTTTCAACCTTGTTACTCCTCAAAATGATATTATTATCTCTGCAATAAGCAGATAACCTTTGAGAATGTTTCCCACTTATGATATTAAATTCAGTCAATAACCTCTCTGCTTCCTGCTCATAAAATGAGCCATAGCCATATTGAAACCTCATTAAAAACTCTTTTTCGGTCGGTAGGCCATCATCAATTGTGATTATTCCTGAGTTCATGTTTTCACCCCCTCATATATATTATCGTATCAACTCGGCTTAAACTTGCATTGATTCTAAGATTATTTTAACATGATATTACAACCTTGTCAAGTACTATTTTCAATTATCTCAATAAAAATATGATATAAGTGCTTTCTCAAGTGTTATATATATGGGTGGGGTCGGGTGTAAGTTACAAGTGGTAATGTCCGCTCAATCGGTAGTATTAGCACATATTGGTCGAAGGACACCCAATATAGAGCGATTAGAGCGAAGTTAATAAGGCCACACTCATAAATACCTAGTAACTAATGGCTATATATAGAGTACTACTAGGTACGCTCGGTGTAATACCATCCCCACGTTGAATGGAGTGACATAGTATAATGCGTAAGAAAGATCCTATATTAATGAGTAAAATATTTATGGCCGACTCAATAGGTAAGTCTACCAAGGATATGGCTGGCTCGTTCGGCGTAAACGAGGAAACTATACGTAGATATAAGCGTGATAAGCAATATAAGTCCTTTGCGCATGATATGTTAGAGGCTAAGAAGCAGGACATAAACCAAACATGGGATGCATTGCAGAAGGCAGTTATGACCTTGATCTTAGAGGGCGACCCAGCCACGATAAGACTCATATATAACACAATGGCTGGTAAGCTGTTGAGTACTAAAGGCAATGAATCTACTACTACAGAAGACAGGTCGCTTGAAGACAAACAAGCCTTACTTAAAGAAATATTGCGCCTAAATAATACTAGTACTGGCTAATAGATATATACCCTAGGGGGTAGGAGGGAAATTGAAAACTTGATTCATGTTGGTAATACGCACACCCCGCCACCCCACATTTACAGCAATAAGCCTATTTTTAAGCATAAACTAGCCTAAAAATGGATTTAGAGAAAGTAAATTATAGTGATTTAGAGGTAGTTCTGAGGGATTGTAAGAAGGAACTAGCCTTATCCGATTTCATATACTTTAACAAAGAGGCAATGGGCCATCCAGATGTTACTAGGGAAACTTACGGCGAGTTAGCCGATATATTAACAAAAAGCCCTAAACACACCTTGGTTTTAATGCCCAGAGGCACCTTGAAGTCTGAAATTGTGGAAGCCTTTATGATATGGTCTTTGCTGCATAATCCCAATTTGCGGATTTTGTACATTTTGGAGACTAAACAGAAGGCTATTGCCTATTTGAAGGGTTTGAAGGATCATATTGAATCGGAACGCTTTGCGGCAATTTTCGGTAATATGAAGAATGAGAGCGTTTGGCGAGAGGATGCCATCCGAGTTAAAGGTAGGACGGCCAATCATAAGGAACATAGCGTAATGCTTGGTTCTTTGGAATCTGGTACTCTAACTGGTATGCACTACGACCTAATAGTTGCGGACGACTTGCACTCCCAGGCTAACACCAGAACAGCTTATCAGATAGAACTGGCTAAGAGCGTTTTTACCGAATTGGTCAATTTGGGCGTAGAAGGGTCTAGGCAGGTTGTTTTGGGTACGGTTTGGCTAGATAATGATATTTACTGCACTGTGGCCAAAAAACAGACATCTTTGCCTTGGGAAAAGATACTTGAACAAAAGTATATTGAAACAGATTATTGGAATATCTATATAAGACAGGCTATTGACCCTTGTAAAAATGGCGCAGACATAGATGTTACCGGTTATAATGTGTTTGAATCTTCTAAGATAGTATTTCCTAAGTTGCCGCTAAATCTTCTAGTTGAGAAGTTTAATGCGCCAACTATGACTAGGTATGAATTTGCTTGCCAGTATTTGTGCAACCCTGAGGAAAGCAAAAACACAGAATTTACTAAGGAGGATTTAGAGGATGCAATATCTCGATACAAGCAAAGAGCCTTGGTACGAACAATGCTATTGGTTGATCCAGCCTATTCTATATCCCGTCGTTCAGATTTTAGTGCTTTCATCTATTGTGGTTACGATTGTGATGGTTTGCTCCAAGTAGAATTGGCCCTTAAAGAGAAGATGGAGGCCGAAGCGGTAGTAGACCACATATTTTCATTAAGAATGGCTCACAGGCCTCATTTGGTGGCAATAGAGGCCAATAGCACACAGATACTAGCTAAGTGGGTAAAACAGAAAAGAGTAGAAAAACAGCAGTTTTTTAAGATTATAGAGCTAAAAACTCCGCATAGTGCTAAACAACTGCGGATTAAAGCGTTAAAATCCTTGTTCAAAGCGAAGAAAATTGCTATTAATCCTGAGTGTATTGATTTATTAGAAGAACTAAGGAATTTTCCTAATTCAGAACATGATGATTTGAGTGATTGTTTAAGTTTTATTTTAAATGAGGCTATCCAAAGAGTTTCTGGGCATCACGATAAGCAAATAGAACCAAAACGAGGCAGAGGGCCGTTTAGGTCATTACCAAAGTATAGACCAATAAGGTAAAAGGAGAAATCATGGCAAGAAAGAAAAAACAAATAGTAACTCCGGCAGATGTAGCTCATATAGAAGGGGATATTATAGATAGTCCATTAACAAAGGAAGAGTTAAGTGATCGCTCAACAGCGGAGTGGCTATTGGATGGTTGGAATAACGCTAATAGTTGGTTTGATGCTAATAAGAGAGCAAAGTTTAATTATGCAGAAGATGTTGCGTTATCTGAAGCCTATACTTCTTTCAAAACAATGTCTCAGATTATTCAAACTGACACAGAAAATGCCGTGAGAGCCTTAGTTGCTAAAGATATAGTTTCTATTTTTGTTAGGAAGCCTTTTGCAAAAATTGCCGGCGTGGATTACAAAGATTATCCAGGAGCCAAGGAAGTAGATAAGGGAATTGGGGTTTTATTTAGTAAGATGCCAGATTTTTTGAGCGAGATTGTTGATTTCTTATACCAGAGACGAATTTATGGAATTGCAGTTGGAAAAGTTATTTGGCGAGATATTTATAGAAATGTTGATATTGTTAAAGATGGTAAAAAATCCACTGAAAAATTACTGGTTTATAGTGGTCCGCTTGTTCAATGTGTTGATGTAAAAGAAAATTTCAGAATTGAACCTGCTGCAAGTAAACTCAATGGCTTTTGGAAGTATCATAGATTTCTAATACTTTACAAAGCATTAAAAGATGCAAAAACGAGTGCTGGTAATCCTATTTATAAAAATGTTGCTAGAGTCATAAAACAAAATATTGCAAAAAATGCCCCGCAGGCTGGTAACAGTGGTGCTTTTGTTGCACATGAATCAGAAGCTACCGCTTATCGAGATGATGAACTGGTAGAATGTGTTGAGTGTTGGTCGCCTGATGATAGTAAACGATATGTTATAACTCTTGGAGCCAAACCAGTTCTTATACACGAAGGTGCTAATAATAATCCTTATGGACGGCACCCATTTTTTAGTGCTGCTATCAACAAACCCCCCAAGAAATTTTATGGTCGAGGAACCCCTGAAGTTACAAAACAAAAACAAGAATGGTTAGATATTATTTGTAATATGATTACAGATGTATCTTATCAAAATGCCTCCCCTATGTTTTCAGACCCTAACAATGAATATCAGTATGGAAGTGTTCCTTATGAACCTTGGGGTGTTGTTCATGCTGATTTAAGAGTATTTAATAAGCCAGTGCTTCCACCAGAAGTGTTTGCTTTGCGTACAGAGCTTCAGAGAGGCATAGAAGAAGATTCCGGTGCATCCAGGATTTCTACATCTATGGGAATGAATAATGCTATACGAAATATGAAAGCCAACGTTTATATTGGTGAAAAGCAGGCACAGGGGGAAAGACACAATTTCGATTTATTTCTGTTGGATGATTTAGGTTTAACAGAAATGGTAAAAAGATGTGTCTGGCTAATGACGGCTTGTATGTCAGATGAAGTATGGATGCAGATGACAGGAAATCCGAAAGTAACAGTCCAATGGAAATCATTACCACTAGATTTAGATTTTGAAGCAACTTTGGGTATTGATGCTATGTCAAAAGAAGGTATGCAACAAAATCTTATGTATCTGTTGACTCAGGTTGTTCCTGTTGCGGCTAAAGTAGGATTAAATGTTGATTTAATGGAAATGATTAATGTAGCATTTGAAGTTGCAGGTCTCGATCCAAGTAGGTTTATTAAAGGTAGTCAAAATCCAAATCCACCGCCACCAGGCCCAGGCGGAGTTGAAGATGTTGGACAACCTTCTGGTGCAGGTATTCCTTTGGCTGAAACTATTAATCAGTACAAGCCTAGTATTGGAGGTCAATAATGAATCCTGCTGAACTACGTCAAAAAGAGTTAGAGAACAGAGTTACTACAAAGAATAGGCTGCAAGGGCTACAACATAACGCTGGCTGGCTTGAATTAAAGGATGTTATACAGTCTCATATAGTTAAATATGATAAAAAGGCAAGAAATCAGTCCATGAGGGAAGAGAATAGGATAAGGGCTTTGGATTGTAAAAGAGCTATGGAAGATTTGTTGCTTGATATAGAACAAAGAATAAACTGTGGGAAATCGGCTGAACACACTCTTGACAGTGAGTCAGCCTAAATATTAACTGCCTAACGGCAGAAACAAGGCAGGTGAAAACAGATGAATGACGCACCCAAACCGGAAGAGGACATTAAACCGAATGTACCCTCTGATGATGGTGAGGCCGGCAAGAAATCTGAAGTCAAAGCAACTTCAACTCCTGATGGTAAAAAGTCAGAAAAGGTTGTCTTTAACGGAAGAGAATATGATAGTATTATTGCTGCGGAAGAGGATCACAAGAAACTCCAAACAGCCTATCAGAAAGAGAAAGCGGAAAGAGAACGGTTGGAAGCAGAAAAATCACAAGAGCCTGAAGATGATGATTATTTGAAGGCACTCTTTGGTGATTCTGAACCTACCCCTCAGCCGCAAGTACCACCGGCAGCCCCGACTGTTGATAGAGATAAGATTAGACTATCTTTATTGGTAGCAGAACGTGACCCTAAGAAAGCATATTTCAAAGATGTCGCCAATGATGTGGCAAAGATATTGGCTTCTGACCAGATGATTATGGCAGTGGCAGGTATAGGCCAAACCGATAAAGCAGTTGACTTAGCTTATTCAAAGGCGGTAGCTGCTAGGATTGATTCCTTAAAGAAAGCTGAGTATGATAGAGGACGAGAAGAGGCACTAAGAGAAGCGGCTAAACCAAATCTGGCTCCGGCTGATGATAAAATTGCACCACCGCCGCCAGTTAGAGAATTGAAAGATATGTCTCTAAAAGAAATGGAAGCGTTTCTCCCTAAAGCTGACCCTCGTTATTGAGGCAGTTTTCAAAAAGGAAGGGAAAATAAATGTCCGTAGCACATCAAACCGATACTTCTGCATTAGCTACAAGTATGCAGACTTATTATGAAAAATTATTTTTGAGTGTAGCGCAGTCCATGATTGTTGCAGAACAAGTTGGACAAAAGAAACCAATGCCTAAGAATAACGGTATAACCGCTAGATTCAATAGGTATTCGGCTCTTGCACCAGCTACCACAGCATTGACAGAAGGTACTGATCCTAACGGAAAGGTATTATCTGATACCAATGTTGATTGTACCGTATATGAATACGGAGATTTGGCGCATATTTCAAGTCTTGTTAGTCTTACAGCTATTGACCCAGATATTTCTGGTAAAACAAGGTTGTTCGCACAGCAAGCGGCGGAAACAAGAAACAGACTAATTCTTACTGAATTAGGTACTGGTATGACGTCGCAAGTAGTTAATGATGTTGCTCTCAGCGATTTAGCGACTTCTAATACTTTGAGTACAGAAGAACTATCTCAGGCTGTAAAAACATTAAAAGATAATAAAGCATTTCGTATGCCTGATGGTGGTTGGGTTGCCATTGTGAATCCAGCACAGTCCTATTATCTTATGAAAGATTCTACATTTGTTCTTTCTAAACAGTATTCAGGTTCACAAGAACTGTATAATGGTGAGATTGGCAAGTGGATGGGTATTAGAATACTTGAATCTACCGAAACTTATCGAACCGGCACAGGCGGCACCGTGGACTATACAAGTGGCGTTGCGCATTATTCTCCCGTCTTGGGAGCAGAAGCCTTCGGCTAGATTGAATTAGAAGGTGTTAAAGTTATTGTGAATGACCAGCAATCTGCATTGAATATGTATTACTCCTATGGTTGGAAAATGACTTTTGGTGTAAAAACATTGAACTCTGCATTTGGTATTGCTCTCTGTTCCTACGGCGGATAATAGTTTTTAATGGGAGGGGCAAAACCTTCGGGGAGTAGCCCCTTCCTCAAGTTTAATTATGCCAATTTATGAATATCGTTGTAAAAAATGTGGTAAAAACATAGAGCAGACATTTTCTGTTCAGAACCATCCTACATCAGTCAGTTGTATATGTGGAGGGATGGCTGAAAGGGTAATATCTGCTGTTGGTGTGATTATTCCTTATAAGTTTAAGACAATTAAGCCTTATACACCAGAAATTTCTGATGTGAAGCGAGAAACAGAAGAGATTTGCAGTAAAAAAGGTTGGAACCCACATACTTATTTAGATGATAGTTTTTATAATGGGAGTAGAGAATGAAAAATCCCAATAGAATACTCTCTATTTATGCGGCTGGTATATCAGATGAGCCTGAAGCTTATAGAGGGGTAGGGTTTTACAGAAGTGTTGCTCCTGCGGAATACTTAAAAGATAAATATGATATAACACTGGCTTGGGATGCTCAAGCTGGCTGGAAGAAAGACTATACGGTTACAGATGATGTAAACTTAGTGCATTTTGTTGAACATTTGTGGAATAAATATGATACACTAATTATACACCATTTTGATAAGCCGCATGGCATAGCATCTTTGATGGGAAGTAGGGATTACTTTTCTAGAGCCTTAAAAACCAAGAAGAGAATTGTTATTGATTTAGATGATAATTATGATAATGTTCAGGACATCAATCAGATGTTATTTTATAGAGAAAAATCTGATTATGCTAGACAAAGACACTATATAAATGTAGCAATAAAAGCTGCTGATGCAGTTACAGTGTCAACTAAATCTTTATTAGACTACTATAAGGGTGCAAATAGTAACATATATCATTGTCCTAATTTTTCATGGGAAGACTACTGGCAACCACATGATATGCGAGCTAATGAAGACATAGTTAATATTGTATATTGGGGAAGCTCCTCTCATATAAATGATTTGAAGAGTGTAATGGATATACTGGCTGATATTTTGAATGAAAACCCTAATGTTAGGTTGTGTTTAATGGGTCAAGGGTATTTTCCAAAATTAAATGAACATCCACAAGTTGTGGCCATACCACCCAATAGAGCTTTCAGAACATTTATAAATACTGTAAAAGAATACAGGTTTGATATTGGAATTGCACCGCTTCATACCGGTGATCCTTTTAATAAGTATAAGTCCAATATTAAATATTTCGAGTATGGATATTTTAGAATACCAGGAGTGTTTAGTGGTGATTCCACTCATGCCTATTATAACACAGTAAAACATGGAGAAACTGGGTTACTAGCTACTAATTATAAGGACTGGAAGAAACATATTACACGCTTAATAAAGGATACTAAGTATCGTCATAAACTAGGTGGGGCAGCTTATGAGGACACTAAAAACTATGATATGGGAAAGATAGCCCCTTTGTGGGATAAGGCTTATGAACAGATACTAAAAACTAGCTCAGAAGAGGCTACTTTAGCCGGTCTTGGCTTAATAAAAGGGAGAGGATAAAATGGCATTAACATTAGCTCAATATAAAGACAGGATCGCCAAGAAAGGAATACCAGAATTGGGGGATGCAGATACTCAATTAACTTATGCAATTAATTTTGCACGGAGAATTGTTTGGTATCATTATAATTGGCCTTTTAAGTTGGTTGTAAGTTCTAGTTTCAATATGACTTCAGCATCAGCAACAAAGACTGTTTCGCAGATGGATAATACATTAAAAACTATTGGGCGGCTTATAGATACTACAAATGGCAAAGAGATAAATAAAACTGAATTAGATGAACTTCTTGATTTTGATCCTGCACTTGATGATGTTGGGGATTATCTTAGTGCTTGGTGTTGGAAAGGTAGTACTATTTTGTTTTACCCTATTTTATCTTCTGGTACTACTATTGCTGTTGTAGCATACGGTGAGAAAACATTAACGGAGCTTTCAAATGCTTCCGATACAGATTCAGACATAACAGATGATGATATTGCTGAAGCAGTTGTTACTATTGCCCATGCTAGGGCTTTAGTGGAAAATGATAACATAGTTAAAGAAAAAGTTGAATACCTAGATGCCATAAAATATCTAAACAAAATAGTTCAAAATAATTATGAGAATAAAAATCGTTCAATTCAAACCCCTGGTTGGAATATTTTTACGGGAAAGATTAGAAAAAGATGAGAAAATTTATTCTTAAATTTAATATGGATGGCGGCTTAAATATAACGAGTAATTATGAGTTGCCAATGGAAGTCAATAAACTTACAGTAGGTAAGAACATTGAATTGGGTTATGATGGTTGTGTGAAAAAACGGAAGGGTTATGAAGTTTTGGGAACAGCAGGAGCATATACCCCTTTAGGATTGGCAGAATTACTTACTACTGCCGGTGTATATATTCCTGTATGTGCTACAAATCAAGGAAAACTATTTAGAATGGACTCCTTAGATGGAACTTGGGATGATATTAGTCATACCGCCTATACAACAACGGCAACAGCTAGATGGCACTTTGCCCAAGCAGAAGGAACTTTGATAGGTGCAGATGGAACAAATTTAATTCAATATAATGGAACCGGTAATGCTGCTGCTTTGGATCAGGGGTCTAATTCTCCACCAGCAGGGGCTAGATTTCCTTTATATATGTGGGGTTATACCTGGCTTGCTAATGCAACCAGCAATAAGTCTATGCTCTATTATTCTAAATATAGGGATGTTGACTACTATGATACCGCAAGTTGGATTTTACCAATAGATGTGAATGATGGTGGTGATATTGAGGGTTTGGCAAAAGGAGAAAAATGTATTCATATTTGGAAAACAAACTGTATGGGTTCTCTATACTGGACAAATACAAATACAGATTCTCCAACTTTCAGGTGGCAGAGAAGGTTTGATGTTGGATTAGCCTCTCAGAAGTCTGTGCAAAGAACACCCTTTGGTTTTGTATTTGTAGACCAAGACTTAAATGTAAGGTTATGGGATGAACAAAATTATCCAACTATAATTAGTGATGATATTAGAGAAGATCTACAAAATGTCATTTTTTCAAGAGGAGGACAGTTAGCAAGTTGTTGGCTTCCTGCTCTCAATCAGTATATTGTTTCAATTCCTTACGGAACAGGGGCAACAACAAACAACAGGATTTATGTTTGCACTTTTTCAAAAGCTGGTTATAAATGGGCTTGGTATGATTGGGCAGTTAATGATTTTAGGCTTTTACACAATTCCGGTCAGCCTATTCCTTACTTTGTTGAATCTGGGGCAACTGGCTATTGTTATAGGGCTTTATATACAGAGTTAGATAATGCTTCGGCCATTAGATCACAAGCAAAGTCTAAATGGCTCAGTCCCAGAGATTTTAATGTAACTGAAGAAGAACTACAATTAGAGTACATTAAACTAACGGTGGCTGCTGAGGGTAATTGGGATATGAGATTTGGTTATGAACTTAATTTTGAACAGGCAGGAAGAATGTACACAGTTAATCAGTTCGCAGGTGGAGATTTGATAGGATCAACATTTATTATCGGTTCAAGTAAGATTGGCGGCGGAAATTCAGATGTTTTTGCAAAACGGTATTTTCGAGGTGTTAATTTTCATCATATTAGGTTTGTGGCAGAGAACAACTATGCTTCTCAGCCTTTCACAGTAAAATCAATAGAAATTGGCGTAAAAACCAAAGGAGAAAAGTAAAATGGCAGATATAGATTATGAGAAACAATTATCGGATGCTCTTTCAAATTATACTTCTACTATGGAGGGTTTTCAAACTAATTATAGTAAACTGTTAGAGCAGATGTCCGGTGCTGCCAGCCAGCAAGCAGCGGCATATCAGACAACTTTAGATAAACAGAAAGCCGAGGATATAGCCAATTTAAGAGGAATTTATGAGCAAAGTGGCTTGCCTAATGCCGGCCAGATGTTTAAGACAATAGGAACCTCTATACAGCCAGAATATGCTAATAAAGCCGCTCAATACTATGCTGATCTAACAGCTCAGAATCTCCAAACACAGATGGGTGGTATCACGCAACAAATGGGAATGGCCCAAAACATTTATGGAGTAACAACAGACTATGCTACTCAGTTGAAGAACTGGCAAACAACAGAAAAACAGCAAGCCATTGAAGAGAAGAATACCTATGATACCAGGGTAGATGGTTGGACTAAATATTATTTAGACAAGGGATTTTCACCAGAAGAAGCGGCCAAAAAAGCAAAAGACTACATTGGCATAGATACAGCCCCTCCCAGTGATCCAACTGCTCCTCCTGATGATAGCACGCCGCCAGCTACTCCTGTTGCGGCATTACCTACTGAATGGAACGGCGATAATGTAAATAATTACTCTGGTAGAGACGTGGCCTATTCTTTGGTAACACAAATAAATAATAAACAAATACCTGAATATACCTATAAACAAATGACGGACGCACAAATATGGGCAGAAGTACAAGATACTTATAATGGCACAGTCAACTCATGGCAGGATGTTAGAGACATTGCCGTGGGAAAGATAACTTATGGTATGAATGGCTCCGATCCCGAAGCTATTTCTGATGCAAATGAAACTTTGGTTGGTACAGATGGTAAACTGCCATATTATCAGGGTATTTGGGATAAGATGGATTCAAATTTACAAACAAAAAAGCAGGAATTGGATGACTTAACGGCAGCTGTGGCAGCGCATGAAAATAGAAAAAAAAGGTTCCCTCTAGGCGTTCCTGATCCTAATCGACCTATTTACGATCAGTTCAAAAAAATATTAGCACAAAGAAAAACTGAGTATGAGACTCTTAAAGGCACAGCAGATAGGTTAGACCATTATGTTAATCTGTTGAGTGGAAGAGCCGACATAATTAGAAAGTTTATGGTTGGTAATTACTATGATAAGAAAACCATAAAGGATGCTTTATCATTGTCTTCTGAAATAGCTATTGGGTTTATTCCAAAGGAGTATTTATAATGGGTTATACAGAAAGGTGGCGACAATATAAAAGTCAAAAAGCAGGAGAATTTGAACGAGCTAGGATAGAGAGAGAAAAAGCCAAAGCAAATAAAGGGCCTCTTGGAGAGTTAGCCCCTCTGGCGTCTGCTTTAGGCGCAGCCTTTGGGTTACCTTATGTTGGTTCTTTAATTAGTGGTGTTGGTGGTGTAGTTGGTACTGTTGGCACAGCTATGGCTGGAGCCAGTGATTTAGAGAAGTTACTTAATGCTTACACGGCTTATACTGGCACACAGCAAACAGGAGATATTGGAGCAGGTTTAGGACAAGCAGCTATGCAAGCACCTATTACAATGGCACAAGCAGAACTAGAAAAGAGGATTGGAGATGTTTTGAAATCCAAAGGAGACTTATCCAAACCGGTAGCAAAGACATCTGAACAAGGGCGTGAATATGCAACAGCCATGAACAAGCGTAGGCAGGAGGATTTAGAGGCCGTTCGGTTACAACTGAAAGAGGGAGAATCAATAGTCTTTAATAAAGACAGAGTTCCTGTGATTAAAAAGGAAGAGCCATCAGTAGAAAAAGAGGTATCAGAATTAGTTAAAAAGAAAGGTCTTGTAGATAAGGCACTAAAGCCTTCTAAACTAGAAGATCGTCTTGATGATGGAAATTACAAAACGCTTTTAACAAACTATCGTTCTGAGGATTATACAAATAAAGAAGCTGATATTTTAGCCTCTTTTGATTGGGCTGAAATGAATAAAATTGCTTTGCCTAAAGACTTTACATTAAATGTTAAGGCGATTATTGATACAAAGAAATTTAATCAAGCGATCGAACAAATTCTGGCTGAGGGTGATGGGTTTATGAAGCGCAACATTAAATATGCAGAACTAACTGGGAATACAGATGATTTGGGAATACTAAAACTTGCTTACAAAAAAGTAAAGGGTAAGGATTGGAAATAATGGGTTACTGGCTTACAAGTAAACAGAGCAACAATGGTTATAAAGATGCTTTTATGTTTGGTCTAAAGTCCACATTAAGAGCACCTTTAACTGTTGCTGATATGCTAGGCAAGGGTTTAGGAGGCCTCTACGAGTACTCCGTGAAACGTCCCCAATCAGCATTGGCAGCTTACTACCAGACTATTATAAAACAAAATGCAGTAAATTTGAATCAATTTGGTATGAGTACATTGGCTATAAGTGGTGAATGGTCAGGGAGATCAAAAGAAGGTGGGGGCCCTTTCATGGATACTGGCGAACAAACAAGGGAGCAGGTTCAGGCTATTTTGCACGGTTATCAAAATCCCGATGAGTATCAACAAAGTGTTGTGAGTGAGCACATAAAAAAGAGGTTGCTTACAAATGATATTTCCGATAGACCAACAGATTTGTTAGGTTCAGTTGGCAACATGGTACAGTTGTTTCCAATGAGTTTGGGTGATACGTTAGCTAAGTGGGTAGTTACTGGAAAACTGCCTGATTTGGATTTCAAAGAGACCGGTGCACAACTGGCAAAGAGTTTTATTGAGACAGGTATTGATCTCGCAACTTTTCCTATTGATCGGCCATTAGACTACGCTATGTTTGCTGGAATTTTTAAGGCTCTAGGTTATACTGCTACAACGGCTAGAGGAGCGTTTATTAAAAATAATTTACAAGCACAGAGGACAATTCTAGCAAAGGCAATCAAAGAAGCAAGAGCCAATAAGACGCTTGATCCTAAATCTCTAAAGGCTGCTTTAGCGGATATAAAAGGGCAGGCTGGTTCAGCCCTTGCTGGTGGTGGAGAGAATTATTCTAATAAAGTTTTGCAAAAAGAGTTCAAGGGTCTAGTTGAGGCTATAAGGAAGGGGGATATTACTTGGGATCAGGAAGGGATTATACCAAAAATATCGGGTGGTTGGAAGAACACAGGTAAAGGGCGTTACTCCTATGATAAGTATTTATTGAAGGAGCTTCAAAAACCCACTTCAAAGTTATGGCAAACAGTGGATAATATTTTGAACAGTCCTATGATAGAAACACTGAACAGAGAATATAAACCAACTGATATAACAAAGCCATGGTTTGCTGCTCAAGCAAAAATAGAGCCACTCTACTATGTAGCCCTCAAAGGAGAAAAAAGTTGGGGAACATATTCAAAAATAGTTTCTCCTCTAAGTAAAGCTCAAAAAAAAGTGGAATTTTTGAAGAGTCAATTTGGTGCTAGGTATGAAAATATTTGGAAGCCTATTATAAAAGATCAGGCTTCTGTTACAAGGACATTCCTAGCAACTGAAGGGTTAATTCCCATGTCCAATTTATCTCCAGTAGAGCAATCAGTTGCGCTCAAAGCATCTGCTTATTATGCAAAGTTTATTAAACCTTTTGGGATAAAAAATCCATTGAAGTTTTATATGCCTCATGTGTGGACTGATAAAATGGCACGAACAATAGCTAAAGATGCCTTAAAAGGAACATGGGATTTGCGGAGGATTGCTAGGGTTTTGGAGGAGCAAGGTTTATCCCGAAGAGCAGCTTTAGAGCGTGCTCAGGTTATTATCAAAAGTCCTAATGCTATAAAAGTAGTCAAGAATGGTCATTTACTAAGGAGATTGGGAGCAAAGGGATACACCTTAGATCCTATTGCAGCCAATGATCACTACCTTAATTTAATGTTAAGAAAGCATATATTAGAGCCGGAACTAAAGAAAGTTGCTCCTGTGATTGATAATTTACCGCAGCCATTAAGGGAGGCTTTTACAGAATATGAAAGTAGCTTGATTGGAGCCTCTGCTGGAAGCGGTGGTTTAACAAAATTGGAGCTAGCTAAAATGTTGGAACACCTACCTGGGGTGAACAAGCAGATGGCTAAGGAAGCAGCTAATGAAGCCGGAAATTTACTGAGAGACATAGTGTACTCCAGTGGTTTAGGAACCATTAAGGCCCCTGCAAAGAACATTATTCAGGGATTAACACATGGCCCTGCAAAATTAGGACTAGGTTATAAAGCAGTTGGTTTGCAACAGATAACAACTAAGGCCGGTAGGGATATATTGCAAAGAGATGGTGTATGGAAAGCAGCAGCACCTTTTATGGAAGAAACAGGAGGAAAGGGTGCTATTGGAGCACTCCGTAAGGGTTTGAAAGCGACCACAATACCTTTTCAGTTTGTGGATAAATTTCCTAATAGAGGAGCAGATTATTTAGGTGCAAGGCAAATGTTTTTAGATACTTATAAATTTGAAGGCTTAAAAGGTATTGAAAGGCTTTTGAAGGGTGCACCTAGAGGAGTTCGTGTTTCTGTTTTCAAACAAATTAGCACAACAGGTCAAAAACCTGCTGGAAAAGCTATTATAGAAGGAGCTAAAGAGTTTGCTAAAAATTTAACCTGGGGTTCACAATACCCTTATGGTGAAATGCTTGGCCCTTCAATATATTCAGGTTCTGGTCTGGGTAAGACGGCAGGTATTTTTGGAACATGGTCTTTATATTATCAGGGTTTTCTTAAATATATGACTCCTAAAGAGGCATTAAGATATACAACATCGGCCACTATCCTGTATTTGGCAGCAAAACGAGCACACATGGATATATCAAGAGCTTTGTGGCTAGGAGCAACCCCAACTAGCGTAGGAGGCCCAATTTTAGGGGCAGGAATGAAAGCAGCCTCAGGAACATCCAAGATGATAGCAGGGGCGTGGACAGATAATGATTATTTAATGAAGTTAGGAATGGATGACTATGAGCAACTTATACAGAGTAGCGTAATTTTTATTCCTGTTGGGCTAATGGTAAAAGAAACATTAAAGCAATTTAATATTTTACTAGATGACCTTACAATAAGAAGTCGAAGCGGAAAAGCACAAGGCCAGCTAACAGAAGAAGAATGGCTCGCTAATTGGGCTTTTCCAACAACCGGTATAAAAAGAATCTATGAAGAAAAGAAAAATAAAAAATCTTCTAAAACAAAGAAGTACTGGAAGTAATTTATGTACCCTGTAAATCCTAAAGATAACTGTAAAATATCTCTGCCATTTGGTTACAAGTATCCTAATAGTGAACCTTATAAATCTTGGGGTGTTGCAGGAGATGTGCATAAGGGTGTGGACATAGCCAGAAAAGATAAGAGTGGTAAAACAGTATATTATATTATTGCTCCCATAGCAGGTAAGATAATTAATGTTGGTGAATGGAATCCTCCACCACAGCATACAGATACATATTTGAAGTATGTATTGTCTCATAAAGAAGGCAGTTATGTCAGCATTGATTCTAGTAGCTCAGATAAAGGTTTTAGACACATTTTATTGCACATGTATAAAGTCTTTGTTAGGCCAGGGCAAATTGTTACTAAAGGCACAGTATTAGGTATCATGGGTAAGACAGGTATGGCTACTGGTATTCATTTACATTATGGCGTTAAAGACACAGATGGTGCGTGGGTGGACCCCAAGCCATATTTAACCTAAAAGTCGCTTAGAACGCAATTTTGGGGCCAATAAGGGGATTATATGATCGATTTGATGAAAGAAATAGTTAATGATATAGTAGGTTCAATAATATCGTTTTGGGGTATGTATGGGTTAATGCAACACCCAGAATCCTGGACATTTGTGGCAGTTGTATTTTTTGGTTTATGCGTTGTTTTTGGCCGTCAGATAGCAAATAAGTTTCCAATCCCAGGTTTAGGTGGGCAAAATGGGAAATAACATGCCAGAAGACAAGAAGAAACACTTAATTTTTGGCTTTATAGTAACAATTATATTTGGTTTGTTCTGTGGAGCCTTTTGGGGCTTGTTAGTAGGTGTTTCTTGTGGAATCTTCAAAGAGATAGTTGATAGTATGGGTTATGGTACTCCTGAGCTATTGGATTTTCTTTACACAGCGGTTGGTAGTGGTTTTGCGTATTTGTTACTAATTCTACTTACAGGAGGGATATTATAAAATAATTTACTTGTTTCTCTATTAAACTTTAGATGTTTAGTCTCGACTTTGAGCTAGGCATCAGTATTTTTGGCGAAAGCCTATTGATAAAGGTGAATGGCTCAGACTTGAGATTAAATTAAGGAGGAAAATAAAATGGCAGCTCCAGTAATTACGACCCTTACCCCTGCAAGTGGTTATCAAGACAAAACGACACTTGTTACCATAACAGGGACAGACTTAGCTTCGGTAACACAATTAGTAATTGGTAGTACCGGAATGAACATAGTTTCCAATTCTGCTACGGTTGTTACCGCATATATACCAAAGTTTTATGCTTTGGGTGCTGCAACAGTAACATTGACCACAGCAGGAGGTTCCGACACGGAAACATTTACGGTTTTAGCGCAACCGTTTATTTCTGTTGATCCGTCCAGTAAATTTGGTTCATATAAAGACCAGTACGGCAGGCCTGCGCAAGTTCAGCTAACCTCAACGGGTGCAATTCCGGTTGATACTGAATTGACTTTTTCCGGTGATGTGATGGTAGAAGATGTGGTAGTGAGAGGAAACACAGTTGTAGATGGTTCAGGAACCGACACCTGCCTACTTACAGACGCATCAGGACATTTACAGATTGATACTCTATCCATAGTACCTGGGGTTGGGGCAACCAACTTAGGCAAAGCAGAAGACGCAGCACATACATCAGCAGATGTTGGTGTTATGGCTTTAGCGGTTAGAGCAGACACAGCAGCAGCCACAGGAGCAAATAGTGATTATGTTCCTCTATTGACTGATGCTAATGGAAGATTACATTGTTTAGATGCTAACTCAGCTACGATAGCAGGTGACACCACTTCGATAGATGGTAAGATAACTGCTTGTAATACTGGTGCGGTAGTTATTTCTAGCGGTACGTGTGCAGTAACCAATGCCGGAACCTTTGCAGTTCAAGCAGTCCCCAATAGGACTGTTGCTGTAACAAGTGCTACTGGTTCGGCAGGGATTAGCACTACAACCGCAATAGCAGCTAAGTTTAGATTAAGTTCTATAACTCTGCATGCTAATGCAGCCATGGCGAGTGAAGCGTTGACGATTACGGTTGATGCTAATGATGGAGCAAATTATGATGCAGTGTTGTGCTCAGTTAATACTTCAGGTGTAACAGACATTTGTTATACCCCCGATAATGATTTGTTATTTGAATCAGGGGATGAGATTGTTGTTACCTGTACAAATACAAATACAGCTACTTATGGGTTACGTATTGTGACGGAGGTAATATAAAATGGGAACTTATGTAAATGGACAATTAGTTGGAACCAGTGGATTATTGGTAGAGTCTTTATCTGGCACCTTAGACGCCGATAGTTCTACTACGGTGGCTCATGGATTAACCCTAGCCAATATTCGGTCAGTAACATTACTGGCTTATGATAATACCAATAGTAAATGGACACAAGCTGGTGTTATTGGTTTGGGGTATACGTTGGATGCTACTAACATAGTAATTAATAATGGGGCTAATTATAATAGCCAAGCGTATCGTATAACTATATACTATACTGCATAATAGGAGGAAAATAAAATGGCAAATGCAAGTAGACAGAGCGAATTTGATACAGGTCAAACACTTTTGGAGACCACTTTAGAAGGTGAGTTTGATTATATATATAACTGTATTAATGGTACTAATGCAATAGATATTAGTATTAACGGTGATTTAGAGGTAAAAGGTGGGGATATTACCTTAACTAATGCTGCAACGGCTATTGCTGTTAAAGACAATACTGATGCTGCGCTTTCTATTAAAGTATCTACCACAGAATATTTTGCGGTAGATACTACCAACGGCTCAGAGCAGGTTAATATTGTTGGAAACGCAATAATTAAATCTGACCAACAACTAACCAGCGCAGACTTTCCAAACAGTACGACTCTATATGTTTGGAATATGGCTAGCACATCAAGCGAAAGCCAAACTGATATTGTTGGGAGTAAAGCTTTAGCAGTAGCGGCAGGTGCATTGACCGCAGGCAATGACGTGCTAGGTAATAGTAAGTATTGTGCTTTTGACGGTTCGACTTACCTTAATAGTGCAGATGCAGTATTCGACACTTTAACTGGAACTTTTAGTTGCGGAGGCTGGATTTTTTCAGCAGATTGGACTCCTGCAGGCAATATGGCATTGCTTTCAAAGGCTTCTGGAACTGAAGGGTGGCGTTTAACCCTGCAAACTGATGGAACTGTAATTTGGGTTGAAAATAATGCTCAGGTTGGAAATGCTTTTATGGTAACACACCTTACTGCTTCGACATGGCATCATTTTGCTGTATCAAGAACAAACGCAGGGAATGTTGTTATATATTTAGATGGAGAAGTTGTCTACAGAGCTGCTGCTACGACAATTACTGACCCTGCTGGTAATAATTTAGAGATTGCGGCTTTCGCTGGAGGCAGTGCTAAATTTACAGGACGTGTTGATGAGTTATTTATTCACAATGCCACTGCTTTAACTGCTGACCAAGTAAGAAAACTATATGCTCGTTCAGCTAAGAAGTTTGCTATCTTAGACGCTAATAGTGCGGTAGTTGTGCCGCAGAATGTATCAAGTGGGGTTTATACGCCGACGCTGACAAATACGACCAATATAGCGGCAAGCACGGCTTATGCTTGCACGTGGTCAAGGGTCGGGAACGTGGTGACGGTTGGGTTTAAGGCAGATGTTGACCCTGTTGCCGCCTCACCGACTGCTTCGCAACTTAACTTTACGCTTCCCATTGCTTGCTCAACAACGCCTGTGATGCGGGGGTCGGCTAATTGTGGAACAGCAAACCAAACTGGCAATATGCAAGGTTTATCAGCTACAACGGCTTATTTGGAATTCCAGGCACAGACAACGGCAAACGTGGCAATGGCGGGAACTTTTCAATATATCATCAATTAAATAAACACGCTTAGATGAATTAGAAATCTGGTATAGCCAGCTTTATCTAATCCTAAGCCAAGTCCTAAAATAGTATTACTTAATATTTGGTTAAAGTCTCTTAAATCTTTATCCAATGAAAGATCAAGGGTTGTTGGACTTAACCCACAAGACATACCCAGGCCAAGGGGTTCAGAACGAAAGAACTGGACTCCTACCCTGGGTTGTATTGTATCTCCGGTCTCTACACCGATCATAGGCAGGAAACATACTTGAATAGGTTTAATGTCAGCTGTAACCTCAGTAGAAGTAATGGTTAGGGTAGTTTTAACCCTAGGCGGTTTAAGGGTCATTTCCTCATTGTTAAGGATTATAGTTATATCTTTGCTTGGGCTAGAAAGGGCCTTATTAACGTCTAGGAGCTTGCTGGTGAGGCTTTTACCATTAATCTTATGTCCTAGATAGTATTGTACTCCTAACGTGGCTATAATCGCAATTATAAAGACTATAACTACTATTTTTAGTGTTTTCATGCTAAATTTTCTCCTTTCTTTTGATGTTTTTCAATTAATTGTAAATGCTTATGCCATTTTCCCCTAAACAAACTCCAATTATACTCATCACGCTTGCTAGTCCTACTACCGTGCTGAATATGAATAATAGGTACAGTTGGTATGTAAAGACATTGATAATTTTTTTCTATTAGCTTAAAGCAATAATCCAAATCTTCAAAGCCATTGACGTATATTTCCCCTAAACCATCCATCTCATCAAATATACTTTTTCTAGTCATAGCAAAGGCAAAGGTTACAGGGCAATAATTTCTTAAGTCTGCTTGGCCTCTGTCAGCGGCCTCTGCTTCCATGTGTCCTGGTAAAAACTCCCCTTGTGTATTCCCAAATCCTACCCCGCCATGTTGTATTCTCCAGTCGGGAAAGGATAACTTTGTACCAATAATCCCTACCTTTGGATCATTCTCAAGCTCTTTTATCATGGCCGGTAAGGGATCACCAAGCACTACAATATCATCATTTAAGAAGCAGATATACTCTGTTTCAACATAGCTAGCCAGAAAGTTATTGGCACAAGAGAAGGAAATGGGTACTTTTCCCATGTTATCCAATATAAACCACTCATAGGGTGTTTTAATTTCTGTCTCAAGATAGTACCGACATTGATCTATCCATTTATCATTAACTATTGATGTTATAAAGGTAACTTTTGGTGTCATTATATTTTATTCCCATTAATCTGCATCTTTATGTAATTCCTTACAGATACCCTGGCCAACTCTTGAAAAGATATTGTTATTAGGGTTTAATTTCCTTAGTTCATCAAAATAACAGTCATATTCATAATCACTTAATTCACTAGTATCCAAACAATAATACAAATGAGCATGATATTGAATAATCCATTCTAACTCTTTCTCTCTGTCGGGCATTAATTTTTATCCTTATGTAGTTTACAAAATGATAAAGATTCCATCCCATCCCTGCGTATCTTATCTATTATCCTCGCTCGTAGGGTTGTATTCCAAGCTGCCTCTACGCCAATCTCAAATACATTAGCAGATGGCTTGGCACAAACTGCATCACAACAGCATAAAGGAACATCACCATCTGTGGTTATAGGCATTTCATTCTCTAAATGAAAGCAGTATTTTCCCCCTGTTATTTTTTTCACTTGTTTATCCCAATCTGCTCCTCTGGTTCAATACTCAGGGTGTTGCACATGATCTACTTTCGGCCGCCAGTAGTCAGCAAAGGACTGAAACTCCCCATCATTAAAACCAGGAATGGTTATCTGCGATATCATCACGGCTAAAGGATGTTCACATTTGTTATTCGTCTCTATAAACTTATGTATTTTTCCTATTACTGTGTCAAATTTAAGGTTTACTCGGCTAGTTTCATATTTCTGCTTATCCATACTATCTATGGCAAAGTTTATCATTTCTAGGCCACTATTAAGCAGTTGTTTAGTGTTATCCTCATTAAGTAAGGCCCCATTTGAGTTAATCCAGCCCTTTAATCCTTTTGAGGCAGCATAATCTATAAAATTAAACAATCTTTTGTCAGCCAGTGGTTCATTAATCCAGCCCCATTGTATCTTGGGTTTCCAAACAAGTAACTGGTCAATAATCTTATAGATTTGCTCATCAGGCATGAATCTAGCTCTCCTGGAGGTCAAAACTTGCGTTCTAGGACACATTATACAGTTAGCTGGACAAACCAAAGATGTTTCTATGTCTACTATTTTAGGTGGTGGTACTTTGAACATCACTTCGAAGCCTGATCCTTTGATACTGTTTCTCCCCAAACAATAGGCGGTGTATATAACCTAGTCAGGGGTAAGCCACAAAAAGGACAACTTTGTCCCTTTTCTAACTCTTTTAGGGTTAATTTAAGAGGAAGCACTTTTTGACACCTTACACATCTAAACAAGTATTCAGCCATTACTTACCTCCTTTTTAAATTCCATTAGATTCGCTTGCTTCTGTGATTTTATAGATTTTCATTTAACTTTTTTCCATAGTACAGTTAGTTTTTTATCAAAAACCATTAAGTACCTGTGTTTTTGACTTCTCAAACGCCACTCTCCTTTTACACCTTTTGTTTTTCCCCTGCTATGCTTCACAAAAGTTCCGTCATTTTGTTCTATCCAAAAGTCTTTTTTAGGTGCAGACAGTCCGTAGTAGTCAAAATTACAAGCCTTGTAAACCGTCCCATCATGAAACTCAGAATCGGCATAACTTAAAATTACTTTTACTTCGGTGTCTATTTTAAGCTGTTTTATAGATCTTGATACAAACCAACTTGCAAGATTGTGTTCTTTTTTTTGTGTTATAGGGTCTAAACATAATCTGCTCAATTCAAATAATCCTTGTTGCTCAGTTCTGCCTAATCCTAACATTCCTTTTGAAAGTTCAGGAACGGGGAATCCTGTAAAGATAATTACCCCTACAAGACAATCTTTCTCAAATAATCCGTAGTTATAACCACTTTTGAACCCCTTTGAAATATCTTTTAAGTAGTGGTATCTTAAAAGTATATTCCCTGCTTCGTGCTTAGATATTGTTTTTATTTTAAAATCTGTCTTTGGCATCTTTCAACTCCTATATTATACACTTTTCTGGCTAAAAAGCAAGTGATTTTAACCGATTTCTTTTGATTCTGTTGGATTTTCATAAGCAGTTATAACCTCCTTAGTATTAATTAGGAACCACACTTTTTAACCTCCTTATGAGCCTTATTTATTTTACCTGATATATGAGATATTTCAATTAGTTCAAAGCTACCCCATAAATTACGCACAATATCATATAAAATTTTCAACTCAACCTTGTGAACCTTATATTTACCTTGTATTTGCCTTACCATAGTCTGATTATCACATAGGAAATGACATCTGTATTCCTCAATTCGTAAGCAGTATACCATAGCCCAGATTAAAGCAATATATTCTGCAAATGTGCTGCTCAGAGCCGGCTGATTAATAACCCTATGATTACAAATGGTCTCATCAAGCTCTACAACCATTCCCAGGTATATAGGACACTGTTTTAACCTCTTATAGCCAGCATCAGTGTATATTTTTACTAATCTTTTGCTCATAAAGTTAATCTCCTCTGTGAGTAAATATAACCTATAAGTTATATCCTGTGGGTCATACAATATATCACTATTTTCTCGTTTTGTCAATATACTGAAGCGCAAACATTAAAAGCGTTAATATATCGATTTAGATCGATACTCTGCAATAAGACTACCATCTTGATATTGGTTCCGGTTCTATGATATCCAAGAAGCCTGCTTCTAAAGCCTCTCTTGCTTTCATATCTCTTGGTATTACTTGAAAATACTCATCTAGTTGATTTAATGTCCTGCCTGTTCTTCGTACAAATACTTCCATCATACGCAATCTGGCTTTCTCTAAGCCGTCTTTATAGTATTTCAAATCATCATCTGTTAATACTATAATCTCGCCTTTAGGTTCTATCATATATAATGGAGAATGGGTCATAATCATGGCATCTACTGACGCTTTTCTGATAGTACCGGCCTGCAAGATCAGAGTGGCCGCTGAAGCACAGTTCCCATCTACCTTAGTAGTAACATGAAGCCCTTCCCTACGCAATTCCATAATCCAATGGTAGACAACAAAACCATAATCCATGCGTCCGCCATAGGAATTTATATTTATAGTTAAATGGCTAATGGGTCTCTTACCATGATCTCTCCATAAAGTATATATCTGTGTTTGTAAATAGTATAGTGTATCGCTATTAATATCCCCAAAAAGATAGACAGTTATTTTATTTTCTCTCATTTTTGGTACAGGAGAAGCATAACACATCTCAGCCAACAATAGAATGCTAAGAACAATCCCTACAATAACTATAAACCTAACCATTGTTTTTTTCATTTTAACCTCCTATATTATTTCTATCCAAGTAGCTAATATTAAGCATACAATAAATAATGGAAATAATAAAAAACCTGTCCAATCCATTCAAACACCTTCTCTATATAACTAAATATGATTATTAATAGCACAAATAGTTCAAATAATGCCCTATTAACTAATATTTCAAACCAGCTATGCTCTCTTTTAATTTCATTTCCTATTGTTACCCAATTTGACACTTTTCTACCTTTGGAGAGTCTTCAGGTCTTATGTAGAGCCATCCCTCAACTTCTCCTTGGAACATGAATATATTCCATTTGGCTTTTATGCACACCCAATCTCCTAATCGTTCTAAAATAGCCACACTTATTAATTCTGTTGGTATAACAAATGCTACTTGAGATTTAAGATCGGGTCGAGCATATAGCTTATCCAGCTTATAAGCACTAGCATTGGCTGTACTGAACAATAGTAATGTGCATATAAGTAATACCATAAGTTTTTTCATGTCTGCTTAGCCTCTTTTGTCCAGGCTCCCCAAAAAGCATACCAGGTAGTATGAGAAAATATGAGCCAAAGAACACCTAAACTACCCCAACACACTCTCCAACTTTTGCTTATGAAGGATTTAAGATACATCCAAAATAATGCAAAATGCCGTTGCATTTCAATAAAGTCTTTCCCTACTATACTACAATAGTTTCTTACATAAGGATTACTTTTATCTAGCCAAAGTTTTCTCATGGTTTGTATATAAATTTGAAATAAACTCCATTAGCCAGTTCAAAAGTATACGCTCCCAACATATTAGCTAACATATCATTCCAATCAAAGTTCTCACCTTGTTGTAAGTCCAGGGTTTCTTTTAAGCAGCCTGTTAAAAACACCATTTGATAACTACTGTGCTTATCCCACCCAAAAGACTCATATAAGCCCATTTGTGCCATTCCCCAAAAGTAGTGTTGTACCTTATCGCCACCAGATAAATCTATGCCTGCAAAAGCTGGTTGTGCAACAAAGCACATTAAGAGTAGTATTGTTAGGTAACTAATTAGTAAATTTTTCATAATCCCTCATAGCTAGTATAACATAATTTCTAGTCTCTTGACATCTTTTCCACCAAATGACCCGAGCCTGTCCATCTCCTCCATTATAAGCAGCAAATACTTTTTCTAAATCTTTATCATACTTCAAATACCATACCTTGAGTAGTTTGCAGGATACCTCTATATTAATATCAGGGTCAAGCAGGTCAGATGATTTATACCCATAGGTTTTAGCATGATATGGCATTATTTGCATTAGCCCGATTGCACCGGCAGGACTAATGGCACTGGCTCGTCTATGCTTTGGAAGCCACCCTGTTTCTCTTATTTGCACACAAACTGGTAAGGCCACTGGAATACCTAGCCATTTACTAAATTTGTATATAGTTTTGAAATTGTTAACTCTTGATCTCATAGCCTCTATATTTTTAGCATAAGCCATTGAAAAATTTAGGTTAACTAATAGTGCTATGGTTAACAGGAATAGAAAAATGCAATATAAGGCACGATATTCATTAAACTGGCAGTATATATCCTTTTTCATATAAAGACCCTCCTTATAAGGCAAATCCTTTGGCTAATAACCTATTTTATGTCCTCTTTAGTTAAGTCGTCAAGTTGCCCTCTATCTACAAAGTCATATCTTAGTAAGTGTTGGGCTAACCTTTTTCTGTATTTCTGATCTACTTTCTCATGCCTAATCATATTCATCATATAGTTCTTTGCAGCATTTAGAAGATATGATTGATTAGAAAGTTTTTCCCAAACATTTAATAAGCTTTCCTGGGCTAAATCCTCCCAATTTAGGCTGCCGTAAGGTTTTCTTAGTATCTTTTTGGCTAATCCTGCAACCTTTGGCTCTAACTTCATCACTATCTCTGTCCATATTAAATCATTCGGCATTGGCTTTCTCCTTTACTACTAAACATTCAAAAGGTTCTTTCAACTTAACAGCATAAATGTTCTTATTTATTTCTAAAATAAGATACTTTTTATCAACAACAACCTTCCCTATTTTTTGTTTTAGCAACTCTACTAAGTCTTCATAAGTCATAGTTTTCTCCTTTGGTTATAATTAAATACGAGCTAGTTTACAATAAAAGGATTAAATGGCTTTCTTTTGTATTTGAATCCTAAATAGATATGCCAGCCATATAAAAATCCAATGGGCATTATCATTATAACTGGTACAAAGTTATTAAACCCACAAAATACCCCTAGCATAAGTGCTGTACTTTGAACGGCTATAACTACAAAACTAATAACTTTGGCTGTTCGACAGACAGCGTTAGCCCCTCGTCTTGATTTAATAATAACCAAACCTTCTTTTATTTTGCCTGTTATTTCTAGTATAACCATTCCGCTACCAATAGTAGCAAAAATGGTATATAGCACATTAATCATTACCCAGCTCCTCTTTTATCGCTCTTTTGGCCGCTTCCTCTGCTTCCTTAATCAAAGCTATGGCCTGTTTAGCCTTACGCTTTTTACCCTTCTTTTTTGTTAATTTTTTAAGTAAAATCATAACATTATCTGCCATCTTTTCAGTAGCTTTATATCCCTTAAACCAGTTAAATTTGTGAGATAAATAATCTTTTAGAAATTCGCTTACCAAAATACCGATTGGATCGGCTAGTACAACCGCCAGCCAGATACACAATACTTCTTCCCAAAAACCCATTTAACTCATCTCCTTTAAGAGTTCATGTGCATAACCCATAACATTAAAAAGAACACCCATAAGGGCGTCTTCTAGCCCTTCTCTGCTCTTGTTTCCCCTATGTTCTAACCACCAATCCACAAAATGCCTAAAACCTGATTTGATATACTCATCTTTTGGAATACCAAGTTGCCAGTTATCTGATTTCCTTAAAGTACCATCATTATCTTTTCTATGTTTGTGCATATACTGGCCAAATCTTTCTAAAACTAATGGGCTAAGAAAGCCTTCATAATCATATTTATCCTCATCAACATTCCTAGTAGCCCCTGATTCAAAATACCTCATTTGTAAGTCTCCTTTAAGAACTCCGTTAATTCCTTATATGTCTTAAATACCCTAACATCTGAACCTGTCAATACCAGCCATTTGAGAGTAGTGTTTATTTCACTAATAGGGCCGGTACAAACCCAATATATTGGCTTGTGAGTAAATCCAGCTTTATCTAAAGCGTATTTAGCTGAGGATAGCCAGGTCTTTTCAGTTGCCTCACAAGATTTTTGAGCTAATCTTAATAAGTAAATAAGACTTGCCACAGTCATTTCTAGCGGTGCGCCAACGGAATTGTCATTATGCTCAAAATGTAAAACTAGATAATCTGCTTTTCTTATGTTATCAAGGTCTTTTATCCAAATTTCATCCATCAAATCTCTGTACTCTTTGAAACTTTGCTCTCTCCAAAGAACCCTCAATTTTGCTTCTGTTTCTGTACAAGACATTCCTGTTTTAGTGGTTTCTTCTTTAACAGGATTTAATGCCTCATGCCCTGCCTCAATCACGGCACGTTCTGAAGCGTCAAAAGCGTGTTCCCGATCAGCCGCATGACAGATAGAACCTATTAAGTAGCCGGTATATAGCTTTTTGCCATCAACAATTCTCATAGCCCACCTTCCCTTTTCTAAAAGTAACCCAATTTGGAGTTATACCATTTATCCTTATAACACCATCTCTAACATAAATACTTACACCATTATTGTCAACAATGATTTGTGGGAAATCAGTCTTATTAATTAATAAATTAGCTTGTTCTGGCCGGAGTAGTGTAGTTTTATTCTTCATTAAATATACCTCCTAGGTTATTTCTGGTTAAAGTATCATGCAAGCAGGTTGTAAACGTAGAAAATTCATCCCTATCATAAGGATCATGGTAAAAGGACATATAAAGTTGTTTATTTTTATTCCTAAATCGTCTACCCATTAAAACCGTTATTATCTCCATTATTTCATGTAATAAAGTGTGTTTTATGTCAGTAATCGAACAGTCTTTGTTTAATATAATAGTTGAGCGAGCAATATCAAATGAACCATAGTAAGGCACAGTTTTCTTGTAGGTAATCCTAAATACATATCCAAATATTCTAATCTTTTTTGGGATTTTCATTGGCAGCCTCCATTTTAATGGCCATTAATATACCTTCTTCCCCTTGAAATTTCTTTCCCTTGTAATTATACCAAGCCCCTGCCTTCTCTATCTCTCCTGTTTTAATTAGCATTTGCAATTTGTCGTATTCCATACTAAACCCTTTACCATACTCCATTCTTAAAAGAGTCTCTTTGAAGGGTTCCGTACTCTTTGTTTTTTTGGCTAATGCCCTTACTATGTCAGCATATATGGCCTTATCTTCTTTTAGGTACTCAGTATGACATAATCTAAGTCTCATAAAAGCATTAAATTTTAAGGTTTCTCCCCCTGTTGTAGTTTCAGGATTACCAAACAATTTACCTATTTCATATCTAATTTGATTAATAAGAATTAGGGTACAACTATTATTATCCAAAGTAGGAATTAATTTAGGTATATTCCTAGATAGAAGTCTAGCCAAAATGGCTTGTTCGCTTTTTTCCATGTCTCTGTCTGCCACAGCCTTAGGCAGCAAACTGGCCACAGAATCGACAACAACCGTGGAAACCTCTGTGCTATCAATGTATTCTTTAATAATTTCTAGTGCCTGCTCTCCATATTCGGGTTTAATATAAATCAATTTTTTATTATCCACACCAAGTTTTTCCGCATATTCTGGGTTAAAAGCACGCTCACTATCAACAAATACGCAAACTTTACCTTTCTTTTGTGCTTCGGCAATAGTATGTAAGGATAGGGTGGTTTTACCACAGCCAGGAGTTCCCCATAACTCTATAATCTTACCCAAAGCCCACCCACCACCTAATATATTGTCTAAGGTAGGAAAGCCGGTAGATAAATACTCAATAGGTTTAGGCTCGTTAATAGGCTCTGGTAGCCCTTTATCTTTATACCGCTTATTTATTGACTTTTGTAGCTTGGATAAGCTCATCACTATCTCCTATATATAGCGTTAGTTTGTTAGTAAGAGCAGTTATATAATCCTCTCTTAATGCCTTGGAGTAGGAAATCTCATTAAGAGTGCTTGTCTCTTTCATCATATCCGACCTAAGATATTCTAGTATTTTAATAGCCAGTTCTCGCATTAGACGGTTAATCTCCTTGTTCCCAAGTCCATAGGAACAAATATAGCCTGTTTGCCCCCTAAAACAATACCACAACCCACTATTGGCTTTTTATCATATTCCTGAGCATATTGAGCCGCATAACTGTTACTATCCATCCCACAACCACAGCACATAGCAAATATCAAGTCCTCAGGCCCTGCCATATAGTGAACGCCGCCCACAGCATGGGTATGCCCTGTTACAGTACTCATTCTAGCAGCTTTAGCTGTGCTTACATGAGGGTACTCTCCACTTCTATTGCCATGCTTATATAAGACACCATCAACGGTATGCCTAAGACTCCATTTCCAACCAACAGGAGTATTAAATAAGTCCTTATAAGAAGGCAACATAGCTTCCGGTACGCCCTCTTTAGCCACTTGACGATACATCCTTGCGTCATGGTTTCCGATACAAATTAACACCTTAGGAAAAGCCTTATAAAACTTCTTAGCTATTTCTAAACCCTTTAGATATTCTTCTTTTGCTCCCATGGCGTCTGGGTGAGAATCATGTCTTGATATTCTATGGAAATCAAATAGATCACCAACACAGACAACCCTATTACATTTGTATTTGCGATAAGTTTCCTTTAGAAATTCAAGATAATTATTTCTAATAAAAGGAATATGGGTATCTCCAAATACTAATACTCTATTCATTATTTAGCCACTCCTTAAATTCACTTGTTGAAACACCTTTGCGTTGATTATTGAAAGTATCTACAACAGCTTGAATCACTTCATCAAGTTCTGTTTTGGTTAGTACCCCTTGTTTTATTTGAAGCTTTGTAACCAAAGGAGTCATGGCGTTTCTTAGTGCTTGTTCTACAACATTTGTCATTTTCTTAAATCCTCCAATTCTTTTAATAAACCCAACAACTCAACCGCAGGCATTATAATAATAAAATTCTTAGGTATATTGTACTCCGCCGGACACCTATAAGCAACCATCCAATCCCGAATCTTCAAGTCTTTCTTTTCCAGTTTCAAGTACTCTTCTTTAGTAATTTTACTGTTTCCTGTTTGACATTGCATAATATAAGGAAATAATCGCAATGTTTTTTCATATTTTACTTCTTGAATATAAGGTTTTAACACTTTGGGCAGACTACCAGATAACATATCACCTGTATTGGCTCCTAAAGACTTAAAGCCGCCACTTCCAGGTACTCTATCTGTTTTAGTATTAAATATAGATCGAATCAAATCCCTATATTCATACTCGCCCCTTCTTCCTTTATTCTTACTATTTACCACTATCCTCCCCCTCATAGTATTCTTCTGCCCAATCACATTTTGGGCTTCGGCAAAAATAAACTACTTTCGTTTCATTATGGGCTGTTTCTACTGTGCTAAAACCAATCTCTGAACCGCAAAGTGGACAAATATCATCTAACATAATCAATACCTCCTTT